TTATTTATAATCTTATATTCAAATAAATAAATAATATTAACAATAGTAAATAAATTTAAAAATAATATAATTTTATGATATTATATTTATATACTACATTTGTTAATAACAACATTTTATTTATATTTTAAATAGTTATATATTTAACATATAATTAAATTATCTTTCCCATAAAGTATTTTTTTAGTTTTGTTTTTTTTTTATCATTTGCATTAAGAAGGAGGGTATAAAAACTCTCCTTTTTTAATTTTAACATTTATTTAACACTTTTTTATTTTATTATAATATACTTTTGCTAAAACTTATAAATTATGAAAGTAAACAATTCAGTATGGGATGCATTAAAATCTACGATTGAGATGCATACAAATCAAGACCATAACATTACAGATGTGTCAATTAACTATCAAGTAAAAGAAACTGATGGTGTTAAAAATATTTTAAAATTAAATGTAACAATAGATTAAATTATGGAAAAATTAAGAAAGATTCAAGCCGAATTAAAAGCACCAAAAAACCAAAGAAACAATTTTGGAAAGTACAACTATAGAAGTTGTGAAGATATTTTAGAAGCAGTTAAACCTCTGCTAGATAAATACAAATGTACATTAACAATCTCTGATGAAGTAAGAGAAGTATGTGGCGTATTGTTTGTTGAAGCAATGGCGTTTATATCTGATGGTAAAGATTCAGTACATACTAAAGCACAAGCTGGTATAGATCCAAACAGAAAAGGAATGGACATAGCGCAGTCTTTTGGTAGTTCAAGTAGTTATGCACGTAAGTATTGTTTAAATGGTTTATTTTTGATTGATGATACAAAAGATGCTGATTCTACAAACACACATGGAAAAGGTGCTAAATCAACTGAAAAGAGTTGGTTAAATAAAGATACTGCTGAATTTAAGAAAGTACAGACATACTTAAAAGGTGGAGGTAACATTTCTAAAGTTGAAGAAAAGTACAGAATATCAAAAGAAGTAAAAGAACTATTAACTAAATAAACATAAATTATGATACAATTACCAACAGAAGCAGACGTAATAAATTTGATTGGTTTTGAAACACCTTTAAAATTTGAATTTATATCAGATGGTATATTTACTTTTAAAACAGTAATACCAAATCAAAAAGATGATATAATATTTTATGAGATAGAGTTTTTTAGCAATCCAGATAAATCTTTAGATTTCTTTGCTTATGATACTTTTTCAAACTTTTTATTGAAATATCAAATACATACAGTAAGTGCTATAAACGAATCAAAAAACACAAAAACAGAGATATATTTTAAAACTTATGAATAGTATAGAATTAAAACCAACAGAAAACAAAGACTATTACAGACTATTTTTAAATGGAGTAGATGTAACTGGCGAACAAGAAAGAAGTGTATTTAGACACATTATAGGTGTTATTGATAACGGAATTACAACTGGATTATAAATTTAAAAACAAGTAAAATTATGAGTGCAAACAAAAGTTATTTATTAGGTGATGTTGAATTAAGATTAGATGAAATTAAAAAATTATCTCAATATTTTGAAGACATCTTAACATACAATTCACAAAGAGAATTAGTACCAAAAAAAGATGAAAATGGTAAAGCATTTAAAAAATTAAAATTAAACTTTTCTATTTTTGAAGAAGGTAACTACGGACAAAATGTTTCTTTTACAATTCCTCAAACAAAGGAACAAAGAGATAATGGAGAAAAGAAAAGGTATGTTGCCAATGGTAAAATTTACTATGCATCAGACAACTTACAATCTTTTGTTCAAAAGTCAGAAGCAAAAGCAGAGAAAGCAACACCAGTTGCAGCAGATGATTTGCCATTTTAAATTATAAGGGAGGTTTAAAAGCCTCCTTTTTTTTATTTTAAATTTAATAACAAAAAAATGAATTACAAAAAAATTGATAATATTGAAGTTGATGGAATAGATACAAAAGACTATCCAGATTTTTGCGATGCTTTTATAGTAAGCGCTGACTATAATGGCAAACCAATGACAAACAAGCAAATTGATAAGCTAAATGAAGATACTGATTTTGTTTATGAATGTGTAAATAATAATTTATTTTAATTTAAAAATAAATGTGGAATTATAAAGGAAAAAGAATAAAATCAAAAAAAGATTTACCAGCAGATGCTATTGGTTTTGTTTATAGAATATTTAATAGACAGACAGAGCAAGTTTATATTGGTAAAAAAATACTACTTAATAAACGTACTAGAAAACCTCTTAAGGGCTATAAACGTAAAAGAATAGATTATATTGAGAGTAACTGGATGAAATACACTGGTAGCAATAAGGAAACAAAAGATTGGGACATAAAACATTGTTATAGAGAAATTATGTATATTTGCTATAATAAAACAATGATGAGTTATTATGAAACAAAACTACAGTTTACTGAAAACGTTTTAGAAAATGATAAATTCTCAAATGATAATATACTTGGTAAATATTACAAGAAAAAAATACAAAAATATATAGATGACGAAAAAAACAAAAATACTAGATGATGATACAAAAAGAATGTTTATGCAACTTATGGAGGATGATGCATATGTTGATATTAGTGAAGATGTTAAATACCCACCAGTTGCAATAAGTTGTGGTACTTACAATGACATAAATCATAATGGAGATGTTGTAGAATATCATATACCAATTGGTACATACGGAAATTTCAGCTTTATCCAAGCACCACCAAAAAGTATGAAATCATTTTTTTCTAGTTTACTTGTATCAGCATATCAAAGTGATTCAAATAAATATAGTGGCTTATTAAAAGGACATAGAAAAGGTAGAAATATAATTCATTTTGATACAGAGCAAGGAAAGTTTCATTGTCAAAAAGTTTTTCGTAGACCAATTATAATGAATAATATGCCAAATGATGACAACTATTATACTTATGCTTTAAGAACAATGAGTTATAAAGATAGAGTTTATTTTATTGATTATATTTTAAATGACAAATTAGAAGGAAAAGATATTGGTTTAGTTATTATTGATGGAATTGCTGATTTAGTTGCTGATGTAAATAATTTAGAGCAATGTAATGAAATAATACAAAAGCTAATGAGTTGGACAGATGAGCTGCAATGTCATATAGTTACAATTATTCATAGTAATTATGGTTCGGACAAACCAACTGGGCATCTTGGTAGTTTTTTAGAGAAAAAAGCAGAAACACAAATTAAGTTAGAAAAGAATGGAGTTAATCAAGGTTGGATAACTGTTGAATGTAAAAGAAGTAGGAACAAAGGTTTTGAAAATTTTAGTTTTACAATAAACGAAAATGGATTACCAGAATTTGTAGATAATGATTACCAATTTTAACATAATTTTAACATTTTATAATATAAAAATATTTTAATTTTAAAAAAAACAAAAAAAATGAATATATTAAAAAAAGCAAACGAAATAATTAACAAAAGATCTGAAGAAAAAGAAAGAATGTATGGTCCTTTTGAAGAAGGTATGGAAAGAACAGCTATGATAGCAAAAGGATGTACTGGTAAAGACATAACAGCTAGAGATGTATATTTAATACTTGTAGCTTTAAAGTTGTCAAGACAATCTTATTCACACAAAGAAGATAATTTACTTGATGCGGTAGCTTATCTAGGTTCATTAAATGATTATTTAAATAAACAATAAAAACAATAAAGATGAAAAAAATAGGTATAGTAGGGATTGTAAGTAATCCAGCTAAAAGATTAAATAGCCATAATGGTGGTTATACATTAGTACTTAAAAATATTTTTAAAGCAGATATTTTAACTCATAAAGATGATTGGGATCAATACGAAGAATTAATTGTATCAGAAGGAGTAAATTATAGAGAAAATGTATTTAATTTCTTTGGAGGTGTTCAAGATGAAGTATTTATTAGACTTAAAAAATTAAATGATTTTAAAGGTAAAACTTTTTGTGTTAATATACCTATAGATTATAATATTATTATAAATAAAAGAAAAGAATTAAAAGGTCTTCATTGTAATAAAATACCTACAGTATTAAAAATAGATGATATTAATAATAAGTTAATATTAGGAGATAGCCATAGTATATCTGTTTATAAACAAGGTTACTCTATAAGTAGAAACGACGGTAAAACTTTAAATGGTTTTTTAAATATAGGTTTAAAAAATTATATACATGAAGGTGTTGATGATCTTATTTTTTATGCTGGTAATATAGATATTAGATTTCATGTACATAGATTTAATGGTAGAAAAACCGTGGTTGATCTTATAAAAAGATTATTTGAGCAATTAATAGATTTAAATATTAATAAAATAACTTTAGTTTCTTTATTACCTATTGAAGATGAGTCTAGAAAATTACCTAAAACTGGTCTATATAAAAATAAAAAGTTTTACGGATCTAAAGAAGATAGAACTTACTACGTTAAAGAGTTTAATAGTTTATTAAAAAGAGGTTGTAATCATTATGGTTATAATTTAATAGAATGGGATTTTGATTATGATAAAGGTTTGAGTTTTGATGACATGGAATCAAGACAATCTGTTCATTTAAGACCAAGTAGTTATAAATATATAAATGATTTACAATGTTAGAACAATTTAAAGATTATTATAGCAAAGCTAAAAAAATGCAAGAATATAAATATGAACATGTTAAATGGAATGAAAACGATGTTAATGATGATTTAGTATGGAATATACCAATATACGATGTAGTTAATAGAAAATATGCGGCATTTAGTAGCTTGTTAGAAGCTGTTAAGAAAAAAGATAAAGACCCTAAAGGTAATGGTAAGTATTTTTTAAATATAGAAGATAGATTAACTGATGAAAATTTTATAAAGTTATCTTATTTATTTAGATTATGTGGTTCTGGGATTAATTACAAACCTAAAAAAGATAATGAGTCTCCTTTTAAAACACATGGTTTTGGTAATTTTTGGATAGTAAATGAATTATCAAGAGGATTTACATTTGCATCTGATTGGATTAGAGTAATGCCTGATTCAAGATTTTGCGATGTTAAAGGTTACTTACTCCCTATGATAAAAGGTGGTTTACATTTATTTATTTATAATAAATCAGAACAGTTAATGAATCATCTTATAGATTATCTCTACAAAGGAGATAAAAAAGGTATTAAAGATGTTGTTGATTATGGTAACGAATGGTTAATAAGTAAAGGTTTTAAAAGACAAAAATTTGTTTTGACTGCTTTTGCTATGGATATGGCTGAATATTTTCCTGAGTTAGTAGATCGAGATAGTACAGTTTATATTGGTTCTAATGCTAAAAAATGTTTAAAATTAATATTACCAAATAAAAAACATGACGATGCGTTAGAGATGTTGTGTGATATAACTGGTGGCTTTTCAAAACCTTATGATATGGAAGATGTTGCTTGCGACTTTATAAGGTATATAGAAAACTTTCAATCTAAAGAACATATAGAATTAAATAATGGAATAATATATAAAAATAATATAAAATGTTTATAAATAAACAAACTAAAGTAGAGAATAATGATTTAAAAGGTAAGTCTCTTGATTATTATTTAAAAATAACAGAAGGTTTTAAGTCTTCTTTTAAACATTTTAATGTTAAAAACATAAATGGATTTAATGTTATAGATGAATCTAAATCTTGTGAAGTAGGTTACAAAGCTAGATCAGGTGAATTTTTCATACAACATTTAGTTGATCAAGGTGTTAAAGAATTAGTATACGTACAGCCAAGAAGAGGTTTCGCTGGTATATCTTTATCTTGGTTATGTAAAAAATATAACTTAGATCTTACTTTAGTTATGCCATCATCTAAAGAAGTTAGTGATCATCAAGCTTTATGTATTGAGTTAGGAGCTAAGCCTTTATTTGCTAGAATAGCTGCTATGCCAAATGCTAATTCTTTAGCTAAAAAATATTCTATAGTAACTGGAGCTTACTTTATTCCTTTAGGTTTAAACCATCCTTTAGTAATAGCTGGAGGTGTAAGAAGTATTTATGATTATTTTAAAGATAAACAAAAGCCTGAAACAATTTGGAGTGTTATATCTACAGGTGTTTTAAGTAGAACAATGCAAATTGCTTTACCTGGTACTAATTTTAAAGCTGTTGCTGTTGCTAGAAATATACAACAAGGTGAATTAGGTATTGCTGATTTTTACTCGTACCATAAAGTTTTTAATAGTAAATCCGATTTAATACCTACAGAATTTAATTGTGAAGATTCTTATGATTCTAAAGGTTGGGATTATATTAATAGATATGGTAAAAAAGGTGATTGGTTTTTTAGTGTAGCTGGTAATGCTAAGCTTCCTAATATAGATAAAAGTAGTATAGACTCTAAAAGAGAATGGAATGATTTAAAAGACTTTAATAAGTATGGAATATATTAAAAACAAAAACAATATGAAATACGATTTATTTAGTAGCTTCTTTTACGATAATCAACATTTGTTTAAGAAACATAAGAATGTTAAAACAGGTACTGCTCACGCAGATAATATAGCTAAACTTAAAGAATTCTATGATATTAGATTTCCTTATGGACATTGCTTTCCTATAAGTCAATTTATGTTTTATTATTTAGGAGGTTATGGCTCTGATTACGAATTAAGGTGTATACATAAAATACCTATAAATATAAAAGGTTTTAAATTTTTTACTTCTCATTGGTTTGTACAAAATAAATTAACAAGTGAGATCATAGATTTATCTAAAGAACAATTTGATAAAGTAATAAATATTGATAATTACTATAAGTTTAGCCGTAAAGCTAATTTTGGTTTCCCTTATTTTTTTAGAAACGGAGGTAAAAGATATAAAAACACAGTACCAAGTAAACAAGTTATTAATTTATATAAAGAGTTTAGAGAAATTAATATATATTTGTTAAAAGATAATAGTAAAATAGATATAAAATCTGAAACATTAGAGTTTTATTTAAAAGAATACGAGAATGGAATTTAAAAATGCAAATGAAGCTTACGAGTACTTATACGAAAAAATTATACTTGATGGTATTGATTTTGATAATACTAAAGCATTGTTTAATGTCGGCTTTATTTTAAGAGACCCATTAGATAATAATATAACAAACAAAGAACGCAAGTTTAATTTAACTTATGCAGAAGCTGAATGGAAGTGGTACTTATCCGGTGACCCTAGTGTTGATAAGCTAGCTGAACTATATGGTAAAGTACCACCAATATGGGAACGTATGGCTGATGAATATGGTCAGGTTAATTCTAATTACGGTTATCAATGGCAAAGAAATAACCAGCTAGGTTATGTTGTTGATAAACTGAGAAATAATCCAGATACGAGACACGCTGCTATAAGTATATATGATGCAAAAGAACACGGTAGATATAGCAAAGATACTCCTTGTACTTATGCTATTCAATTTACAGTTATAGATAATAAGTTAAATATGTCTGTTTATATGCGATCTAATGATCTATGGTATGGTTTCTGTATAGATCAATATTGTTTTTCATCTTTACAAAGTTTAGTATCATCTATGACTGGTTACAAGGTTGGTACTTATTACCACCACGCGCATAATTTACATTTGTATAACGATAAAATTAAATAAAGAAAAATGTATTACGTATACTATATTAAAGGGATAAAAGTAGGATGTACTAAAGATATTAAAAAAAGAGTTGAAAAAGAGCAAGGCTATAAAGATTATTCTATTTTATTTAAAAGTAAAGATATAAAAAAAGCTTCTAATGCTGAAAGATATTATCAAGAATTATTAAATTATAAAGTAGATACAAACACATACGAACAATTAACAAGCTTTAAAAATAAAAAAATGATTAAAAAAACAAACCACACTGTAACATTTAAAGTAGAAAAAAATAGTATTAATAAAGAATTTTTATTAAGCTTAGGTGTTATAAATGATTTAAATGGTAAAGATATAATAATATGTGAAGATTTAGCTGATTGGATTTTAAAAAATTTAAAAAAATCTCAATTTAACAATGAAATGTTTATATACAATCAATCATTAATAAACGCTTATGATTTTTTAATAGAAAATAATATACTAGAAGATTCAAATATATTTGATTTAATTAGAGAATGGGCAGAAGATAAAGGTATATATAAATCAGGAGATGCTAGAACTCAATATGTAAAACTTATGGAAGAAGCAGGTGAATTAGCTCAAGCTATATTGAAAAATGATGAGCCTGAGGTTATAGATGCTATTGGGGATATGGTTGTTGTATTAACTAACTTAGCAAAGTTAAGAGGGCATAACATAGAGGATTGTATTAAGTCAGCTTATGATGTAATTAAATCAAGACAAGGTAAAATGATTAACGGAACATTTGTAAAAAACAACTAATGGAAGAAATAAAACTACTTAATGATGAGATATTTAAAAAAGAAGATATACTAAAAAAAATGATGGATGATGATTTTTACTATGGTTATCTTGGTAAAAACGCTTTATCTAGTTCTTCTTGTAAAAGTTTAATAGAAGGTCCTGAATCTTACGTTGAAATGCTTAATAAAGATGATAACGGAAAAGAAGGTCAAGCATTAAGAGATGGTAGATTGATACATTTACTTTCTTTAGAACCACATAGAATAGACGAATTAACTATAATTGATTCAACAAAAGGCAGTAAGTCTTATAAGTTAGCTATTCAAGAACAAATACCACAAACAGTTTATACTAGGTCTGAGTTAAATAGATGTAAAAGTATTGCTGATTCTGTTTTAGAAAATGATGAGTTTAGAGAGATTGTTAGATTTGCTCACTTTGAAAAACCTGAAATTGGATATTATAATAATTTACCTTTTAGAGGTAAAGCAGATATATGTTTACCTGGAATAGTTATAGATTTAAAAACAACAAGTGATATTAGTAGATTTGATGAATCAGCTTTACATTGGAATTATGATTTACAAGCAGCACTGTATTTAGAACTGTTTAATGCTTTTGAATTTAAATATGTTGTTATTGACAAAAAAACACAAGAAGTTAAGTTTTTTGAATTTACTAATGATTTTATACAAAGTGGATATGAAAAATTAAATGTAGCTACTGAAAATTATAAAACGTATTTAGAAAATAAAGAATTCTACGATTTAGGTTTATGAGTGAAAAAGAACAATGTAAATTATTAGAACGAGTTGCTTATAAAAGTTGTTTAGATAGTTTTTTAAACAATAAAGATAAAGAAGATATAATACAATACAAAAATCAATTAATAAAAGAAGGAAAGTATTGTCAATCAAATGGAGTAGAAAAAGCATTAGAATTAATAAAAATATACGAAGACTTAGATCTTAATGCCTAAAATAAAAAAGACTGTATCTTTAAAGAATTTAAACTATAAAGCACAAGCATACTGTTTTAAAAAAGGTTTTATTATTTATCCAGTAGTTTACTACAATAAATTTAAAGTATGGTATGAGTTTGCTGGTAAAGGTAAATACTACGATAATGGAAAGGAATTTAATAATCAAGAATCTTTTCAAGCTATTTGGGATTTGTACACAAAAATCTACAAACATGATAAAAAGAAAAATAAATGAACTTAGTAAGATACGAGCTTAAAGTAGGTTTTTTTAAAGGATTATTATTTGGAATAAGGCATTATACTTTTAATGATATTGAAATGTATGAAGAAGATATAGTATTATACATTGGTATCTTTCAAATAATAGTAACTAAAATATACGAGAAATAATGAATACAAGAGAAAAATGGGCAGAGATGCAAGAAGAACAAGATAGTATTGTTAAATCAGTTGTAAGTTCATATAGAGAACGTTCTAGGATAGGTATTAATAAATACAATAATACTATGGATAGAAATGATTTAAGTACCTTAGAGTGGCTACAACACCTACAAGAAGAATTAATGGATGCAACATTATATATTGAAAAACTAAAAAAAACATTATGTACAAAAAAAAATTAATACAGAAACTACAACAACTAATTGACAAATTACCAGCTTGCATTAGAAGGCAAGAAGCAATGGACGACTTAATAGATTTAAAGTTAAGCAAATCAGATTATCATTATATGTCATTAAAAAACAAATACAAAGAATTATAATTGTATTTTGTTAAATGTTAAAAAAGTATTAACATAGTTGTTAATTAAATAATTTATTTTATATTTGATTATTATTAATTAAAACAACAATAAAATGGGATTAATACATTCAAATTTATTAATTGAAGATTCAATTAAAGCAGTTAAAGAAAGATTAAAAACAACTTTAGGAAATATTAAGTTTCAAGATGGTCAAGTATTTTGTGATGATATAGAAAAATTAGAGCATTGCATAATGGCTTTAGAAAATTTAGAAAACAAAGAAGATGTAGAAGATGAAAGTATTTATGAATTGACTGAAGGAGAAGCACAAGAATATGCTTACTATACTGCATATTGGGAAGAATAATAATTAACAATTTAAATATTTTAAAAAACAAAACAAGATGAAAAAATTACAAACTTTAGTATTGATTTTAGCACCAAGCTACTTTATAGCAAGAATGTTATTAGGTTTAATCTTTAACGTATAATTATGAAGAAGATGCTTACAAGATTCGGAGAGTTCGTATTTGTACTACTTATGATTATGATAGTTGCTTATATGTGCTTATGGTTTATATCAATGATATTAATATTATTTAACAGTTAAAAACAAAACAAATGGAAAAACAAAACAACTTAACACTAGAAACTTTAGAAACATTAGAATTAATTAAAATCTATGCTAAAAATAGTGATAATTGGTGGCTTGAAAATAAAATAGAAATTTTAGAAGTACAAATAATGATTGAGAAAAACAACTCACAAACAGAAGTGTATAAAAAACTAAATGATGGAATTAATTAAACTAATAAAAACAATTGAGCCAGAGTACCACAATAGAGATTTTTGTATAAACTCATTACCAAATGAAGTAACTTTAATTTCAGATACTGAACAATACTTAATAGAAGTAAGTTTAAAGAATGAGATATTAGAAACTAATTTCTATCAAGGAGAAGAAATATACAAAGCATCAAATGATGAGATAGATTTCATCTATAACTATCTTGAACAACTATTAGCAGACAAGATAGAAGAAACAAAACAATACTACAACGAACAAAACTACAATTACCAAACATGGAGTTAACACAAAAGAATTTAGAAAAGATTAGTGGCGCAATAATAACATCATTTGTAAACCAACATTTTTTAGAAGAAGCAATGCATACTGGTTTATTTAGACATAGACTAAAGAATAATATAAATAGAACTATAAAAGAACTAATGCATATAGAATCTGAATATTATAATAAGATTGAAGATGTAGATGATAAAGGTTTAGGAGATAAACTTATTGCAAACAAATTAGAGTTTGTTAAATGGGTGTTAAATGAATTTGACTTTAATGATTTCTGTAAAATACAGGAAATATGTAAAGCATACACGTTAGACAAAGAAACACTAACAAAAACATCAGATAAAATATTAACTTTTAATGGAGTAGCTAAAGATGAGATATAATTATAATAGAATAGCAGCAGATGAATTAGCAAATGATTTTTGTGAAATAACAAAATTAGATATACTTGACAAATCTAGATCAAATGATAAAGCATACTTTAGAGCATTACTATATAAAATATTAAATGAACTAAATGGTATGAATGATAGAATGATATCAGACTGGTTTGCAGAAAAAGGAATATCAAGAAACAGGTCAAGTATTTTTCATGCTTTAAAAAAGATAGATTTATATTATGATAATTTTACAAGATTTAGGAATGTATATGATATTTATTTTAATGATAAAAAAGAAGAAACAATAAAGAAAGAACGGGCTAAACTAGAACGTTTAAAGAACAGAACTAAATCAATTAAACAAGTTATATTAAACAAAAAAAAGGATGCACTAGAGTTATTAATAGACACTGTGCCTGATAAAAGAAGAGATGAAATATACGAAATGGTAAATATGCGAATAAAATCTTGGGAATGGAAGTCAAGAGATAAGTGTGAAATAATAGAAAGCAGTACATCAATGGAAGGAATGCATTGGTAGTTATTTAAAATCATTATAAATTACAAAACTAACTATATAAATCTTTTAAATTGTCATTCTAGAATTATTATATAATTATATTTTTATTTAGTAAACAATTATTTTTCTATATGATTAATATATAAAATAGTATTAACAAAATAATAATTAGATGTTGAAGCAGTAGCTATACACTTTTCTTAGTGTTAATATCTTTTATTTTTTATATTTAAATATATTTTTTATTTTTAGAAAAACAGTAATACATGTTAGAAAAAGTATTTGAGTCCCATAATAAGTGGATAAATACAACATTAAAATTTGGATGCAATAGAGAAGAGGCAGAAGATATTGTCTCTCAAATGTATCTTATTATAGGTACTATGCTTAAAAAAGGATTAGATATATCTTACGGCGACGAAGTAAACTACTATTATATTTATAGAACATTAAGAACTTCTTTTTTACAATTAAAGAATAAACAAAAAAAAGAAAACAAAATACCAATTGACTTAGTTGTAGATCTAAGTAGTGGAGAATATATAGACTTTGAATCAGCAAATGACTTAATTGAACAAGAAATTAAAAAACTACATTGGTATGATAAAAAAGTATATAACCTTATACAAAGTGGAGATTCAATAACTGAACTATCAAACAAAACAAATATTACATACCATTCTTTATATAACACATATAGAAAAGTAAAACACAAATTAAAAGAAAAATTAAAAGAATGAAACTAGGAGACTTTATAGAGCGCATTACATATTATACTGGTATCAAATGGATATGGAAAAAATTATATCCAAATTGTAAATGTAAAGAAAGACAAGAACAATTAAATGATATTCAACTATGGTAGAAGATAAAATTATTTGGCAAGGTGTAAAACAAAGAACAACATCAACGATGTCAAATGAAGATTTTAAAATAATGTGTAAACTACATTCAAAGTATTTTAATCATAAATATAGTGAACCTTGTACTTGTAATAAGAAAATGTTAAGAAACTGGATTCAACAACTTGACGAAAAGTTATTATAAAACTAATCAATAAATAAATTTAAAGCCTAGCAGTAAAATGTTAGGTTTTTTTTATTATATAATTATATGAATAATCAAATTATTTCAAATGTCAGAAAATAAAAGAGGAGGAAAAAGAGAAGGAGCAGGTAGAAAATCTAAGTCAGAAGAAATGAAATTAGTTGAAATGCTTAATAAACATATTGACAAAGATGAAGCTATCATAAAATTAAAAGGAATGATTGATGAAGGTGATTTTAAAGCAATACAATTATACATGAACTACATGTATGGTAAACCAAAAGAAACTAAGGACATTTCTATAACATCTGAGCAACCTTTATTTGATCTTTAATGTTTCAAACAACTACTGCTATAAAGAAGCTACACGCGCTTAAAAAGCGTAAAAAAGTAATTCAAGGTGGTACATCAGCTGGTAAGACATTTGGTATTATACCAATACTTATCGATAGATGCATAAGAACACCAGGTCTTGAAACAAGTGTAGTATCTGAATCTATACCTCATTTACGTAGAGGTGCTATGAAAGATTTCTTAAAAATAATGATGGTAACAAATAGATTTAGAGATAATCAATGGAACAGATCATCTTTAAAGTACACATTTACAAATGGTAGTTATATAGAATTTTTTAGCGTTGAACAACCAGATAAATTAAGAGGTGCAAGAAGAAGTGTATTGTATATAAATGAAGCAAACAATGTACCTTTTGAAGCATACACACAATTAAGCATAAGAACATCTGGAGATATATGGATTGACTTTAATCCAACTGCAAACTTTTGGGCACATAAAGAAGTTGTGGGCAACGATGATGCAGACTTTATTACACTAACATATAAAGACAATGAAGCATTACCAGAAACTATTGTAAAAGATATAGAAGCTGCGAGAGATAAAGCAAAGACAAGTACTTATTGGAGCAACTGGTGGAAAGTATATGGTCTTGGACAAATAGGAAGTTTAGATGGTGTATGTATTCCAGACTGGAAAGAGATTAAACAACTACCAACAGAAGCAAGGTTATTATGTTACGGAATGGACTTTGGTTATACAAATGACCCAACAACATTAATTGGTTTATACAAATACAATAATACTTATATTTTAGATGAGGTTATACATCAAACTAAATTACTAAACGTAGATATATCAAACATACTTAAACAACTTAATATAAATGATATAATATATGCAGATTCAGCAGAACCAAAATCAATTGCAGAATTAAGAACATACAGACATAAAGTAATGCCAGTTAAAAAAGGTAAAGATTCAATTGTATATGGTATCAACTTAATAAATCAAAATGATATCTATGTAACCTCAACAAGTAAAAACCTAATTAAAGAATTACAGAGTTATAGTTGGATGAAAGATAGAGAAGGTAACACAATTAATAAACCAATTGATGCTTTTAATCATTGTATTGATGCAGCACGTTATGCCATTACATCACAGTTAAGTAGTCCAAACAAAGGTAAATACAATATAAGATAATGAGTAACGAGGAAATGATCTCTACTATTCAATGCTTTATACATCACAAAACAAATAAGCAAATAAGAATATTGAAACCAAAAACACCAAACCAGTTTTTATTACTTACAAGTCTATATGAAAAATGTATAGGCTTTTTTATAAGACATTAATATAATAGTATTATATATATATGAAGATTGAAATAAACGTACCAACATCATTAAGTGAAGTTACATTAGGACAATATCAAAAGTTCTTAAAGATAGCAGAAGATAATCCAGAAGGTAATTTCTTAAATGCTAAAATGATAGAAATATTTTGTGGAATACCTTTAAGTGATAGCTACAAATTAAAGATGAGTAGTGTTATTGCTATTATAGATATACTTAATGAATTGTTAAGTCAAACACCAAAAAGAGTAGAACAGTTTACAATGAATGGTGTTCAGTATGGATTTATACCAGACTTAGACGAAATGAGTTTAGGAGAATATGTAGATTTAGATGGTAGTGCAAGTGATTGGAATAATATGCACATTGCAATGAATGTATTATACAGAAAAATAAAAATAAAGAAATCTGGTAAATATAATATAGTTGATTACAATGTAGAGAATCCAGAGAAGATGAAAGATATGCCTTTAGATGCAGCAATTGGTTCTTTGTTTTTTTTTTACAATTTAGGAATGGAACTGTCGAAGCATACGATACTCTCTTCCAGCAATCAAGTGGAGATGGAGGCTTATCAAGATCAGCTAATTTCGCAAACAAATGGGGATGGTATCAGTCAATTTATGGTCTCGCTAACGGAGATATTACAAGATTTGAAGATATCACTAAATTAAATATTCATCAATGCTTTACAATGTTATCATTTATGAAAGAGAAAGCAGAGCTGGAAGCAAAACAAATAAAAAGTAAATTCTAATGAAGGGTTTTTATCAAGTAACGGAAACAATAAAGAATCAATTATTATCAGATGTAAACGTTAATAATGTAACAACTGGAGATATAACAAAGATTGATTTAAGTAAACAAACAATGTTTCCTTTATCACACATAATAGTAAATAATGTAAATAACGAAGATAATGTATTACGTTTCAGTTTATCTGTTTTGTCTATGGATATTGTTGATGTTTCGAAAGAAGCAACAGTAGATATTTTTAGAGGTAATGATAATGAGCAAGACATATTAAATACTCAATTAGCAGTACTTAATAAATTAGCACAAATATTAAGAGGAGGCACATTACACCAAGATTTATATCAGTTAGATGGCACACCAAATTTAGAGCCTTTTTATGATAGGTTTGAAAATGAATTAGCTGGATGGGCAATGACATTTGATGTTCTTGTAAATAACGATATTAATATATGTTAAAGAATGTACAACAAGAGCTGAATAGATTTGCAAAGTATGTTATAACACAATCAAAGGCAAACTTAACAAAAGGTAAAAAGAATAGCTCTAAAGCACTTTATAACAGTTTAGACTACGATATAAACGTAAGTCCAAATAGTTTTTCTTTAAGTTTCTTAATGGAAGATTATGGTGTATTCCAAGACAAGGGTGTAAGTGGTATAAAAAAGAAATATAACACACCTTATAGCTATACAAACAAAATGCCACCTCCAAGTAAAATGGATAAGTGGATTGTAAGAAAAGGTTTAAAAGGTGTAAGAGGTAAAGATGGTAAATTCATATCAAGAAAGTCTTTACAATTTATGATAGCAAGAAGTATTTATAACAATGGTATTAAACCAAGTTTGTTTTTTACAAAGCCATTTCAAAAAGCATTTACTAATTTAGACAAAGACATAATAAAAGCATATCAATTAGATGTTGAAGAACTACTAAAATTTACAACAAATGGCAATAATTAATACAAGAAGTCCTTACTTTGTAAGAACTGCAATAGCGAATATAGCTTATGCTACTTTAGATATTGAAATATATACTGGAGATAGAGATACTGCTTATACTGGCACACCTCAATATTCTTTAAGAAAACAAATATTACCAAATGCTACTGGAATAAATTTTGAAATATCTGAACTCATTAGAGATTATTTAGATGTACCTTTTTTTGGTTTTTATTTTGCTGCTGATGAATATTACACTTGTAAGTGGGTGCGGATTATAAAGACATCTTTTGATTCAAACGGAGGTCAATTACAACAAGCAACATCAATTGATTTAGCATTAGATGGTTATTCTTATTTTGAAGAAGGTAGTTACTATTCTTATACTGGAAAGAATCTTTTAATGACAAACAGAGAAGTGTTTGCATTAGATGATAATGTTTACAGAATACCAGTTTATATTGGAACAGATATCAGTATTGCTTTTTTAAGAGATGGAGAAGTTGTTGGTAGTTATGTTAATACAGATAATTCTTTAAATACCACAGACCAAGTAGCACATATTAGTATAAACGGAAAGAGCGAACGAGATTCGTTTAAGTCAAGAGTAGCTAGTAATTATCTTGGTGTATTTGAAGATAATAAATGTATATCACAATATTTAGATACTTTAAGTATTGGTAAAGTAGATGCTATACATATTGGAAATACTGATGGCACACTTGATATTATAAAAGTAAAAACTATTGAGGAATGTAAATACGAGCCAAAGAAAATAACATTTATAAACAAGTTTGGTGTATTGCAAGACATCTATTTCTTTAAAAAGAAAGTCGAGCAAATGACTACTAAAAGAGAAAGTTATAAAGCAAATACTTTAACTTATACTAATCAATACGATACAAGTGTACACACAAAAAGAGATTTTAACATTACTGCAAACGAATCAATGACGTTAAGTAGTGGCTTTTTAAGTGAATCTTACAATGAGGTATTTAAACAATTAATGTTATCTGAAAAAATATGGATAACAAACTTAACAAATACAGACGAACAAGTACTACCAATAAATATAAAGACAAGTGATATTACATATAAGACTAGCTTAAATGATAAATTAGTTGAATACACAATTGAGTTTGAAAATTCTTACAGTGTTTTAAATGACATAAGATAAATGCAAAAAATACAACTATACATAGAAGGTCAAAGAGTAGATTTATTTGAAGATGAAAGTGTTGTATTAACGCAATCTATTCAAAACGTAAAAGACATTAGTAAAATATTTACTGAATTTACAAGAACGTTTGCAATACCAGCATCAAAAACAAATAATAAAATATTTAAACACTATTATAATTTTAGTATTGCAGAAGGTTACGATGCAAGAATTAAAAAACAATCAACATTAGAATTAAACAATCTTTCTTTTAAAGAGGGATTGATAAAACTAAATGGTGTTAAGTTAAAGAATAACGTACCTCATACATACAATATTACTTTTTTTGGAAACACTATAAATCTAAAAGATGTTCTTGCTGATAGCCAGTTATCATCTTTACAAAAATTAAATGACTATAATCAAATTTATAATTTTAGTAATGTTACAAGTGCAATGCAAGTTGCTGCAGAAAATGGTAATATTATAGTACCTTTAATCACACATACAAACAGATTAATTTACGATAGTTCTAGTCATACTGCATTTGACCCAGAAGCTACTATTAACAACATATCACATCACGGAACTGGTACACACAATCAAAATGGTGTTGAATGGAATCAGTTTAAGTATGCTATAAAAGTACAAGCTATAATTGATGCTATACAATCAGAGTCTTTTCTTGGTGGTCAAACATTAACTTTTTCTGATGACTTTTTTAATGATGCTACAAATGACGAATTTGATAATTTGTTTTTGTGGTTGCATAGAAAGAAAGGACACGTAGATGCACCAGCACAAGTAATACAAAACTTTACACAAGTAACAGAATTAGGAACAACAGTTTGTGTACCAACTACTAATTGTCAGCCATCAACATCAAATGTTTTAAATGGTGTTTTAGCATTAACAGCTCAATCTCCTTATAGTATATCTTTTTTAAATTTAAATGTAACACCTCCAAATACAACAGATGCATATACAATTAGAGTTATAAGAGATGGCTCAACAATAGTAGGAGAAACAACTGGTACTGGAGCAAAACAATTAATAATAGTACCTTTTAATAATAGTACATACACAGTACAAATTGCATCATCAACAAATATGACTTTTGCAGCTGGTAGTATTCAATGGACTGTATCTTGGACACTAGGAGGTTTAGGTTTTGGACAAAATGGACAAATGGTTTATTCAAATGCATTTCCATTTGCTACAACTGCATTTACTGAATTTAATATTCAAGAGCAGATGCCTAAAATGACTATTATAGATTTTTTAACTGGTCTTTTTAAAATGTTTAATTTAACTGCTTATGTAGACAATGATGGAGTTATTGTTGTAAAGACTTTAGATAGTTATTATGCATCTGGTTCAACAACACCAATTGATATAACTAAATACATAGATACAGAAAATTCAACTGTTGATGTAGCATTACCTTTTAAACACATTGATTTTACATACAAAGGTTTAGGAACTTTTTTAGCTAAACAATTTGAGCAGTTAAACAATCAAAAATGGGGGTCTTTATCTTATAGCTTAAATTCAGATATATTTGATGCACCAAGTAAATCTTATAAACTAGAATTACCTTTTGAGCATTTGCAATATGAAAGGCTTTATGATGTAGATGGTGGTAGTGCAACAGATGTTCAATGGGGTTATTTTGTAGATGACAACCAAGAGCCTTATTTTGGCTCTCCTTTATTATTTTACCCTATAAGACTATCAAACGAAACAAGTATAAGAATAAGAGATACAGAAACAAATAATGGTCAAAATCCTGAAGATATTAACGAATACTATATCCCATCAAATGCTCTTGCTTTAACATCAACTGCAAGTAAATCTAATATACATTTTGGTAATGAGATAAACGAGTATCAAGCAAATCAACCAGCGGTAGACCCTTTAGCTTTTACAGATAGTTTATTTGAAACTAATTATAAGACTTATATTCAAGATGTTTTTAATGCAAGAAGAAGAATAACAAAAGTAAGTGCTTATTTACCATTTGGTCTTTATTATAATTTAAAGCTGAATGATTTAGTAAAATTTGGTAATAATGCTTATAGAATAAACTCATTAAAAACTAATTTAAAAACTGGTAAATCAGACTTTGAATTATTAAATGACGTTACATCAATATTAACATCAAGTGGTAATAATCCAACACAAGTTACTGGATTGGTTGCATCAAATATAACAAGTACATCATTTACTGTTACTTGGAATCCAAGCACATCTCCAGATAATATTACAATGTCTTATTATGTTGTTTACGCAAATGGTGTAGCAGTTGGTGGGTCAATGGCACAACCTTTACAAACAACTTATTCAGATGACATTACTGGTTTAAGTCCAGCAACATCATATTCAATAACAGTAGTTGCTTATGATATTTTATTAAATGAATCAACACCATCTGGTGCATTAGTAGTAACTACTTTAAGCGGACCAACACCTTAAAATTATGATAAAAGAAATATTAGAATTGTTGAAAGATACAGATTGCAATGCAGGTATTGTACAATTAGCAAAAGGAAAAAATAAGTTTCCAGATAGTTTTAAAGAAGTATTTAAAAGACAAAAACAAGAAATAAAATGGAAAAAATAATAGTAGAGTTAGAAGCAAAAACTGACAAGGCTTTAAAAGGTATTGATGATGTTGCAAAGAGTGTTCAAGATTTAAACAAAGAGGTAGTAAGTTCAAATCAAGATACTGCTAAATCTTTAAAGAATGTTGAAACATCTTCTGGACAAGCTGCAAAAGGTATAAGAGGTATTGGTAATGCTTTAAAGGCTGCTGGTATTGGATTAGCAATTGCTGCTTTTGCTACACTAAAAGATATATTTATGCAGAATCAAAAAGCTGCTGATTTCTTCAATACATCATTTGAAGTTGTTAGTATTGCTTTTAATGATTTTGTTGGATTTGTTATAGACAACGGAACAAAGGTAACAGAATTTTTTAAAGCTATATTTGATGACCCATTAGAAAGTGTTAAAGAATTAGGAGCAAGTATAAAAGCAAACATTGTAGAACGTTTTGAAAGTTTTTTAGATACTCTTGGTTTTTTAGCAAGTGCGGTAAAGAAAGTATTTAGTGGAGATTTTTCTGGTGCATTAGAAGATGTAAAAAGTGCTGGTAAAGAATCATTAGATGTTTTAACTGGTGTTAATGATACCTTTGATAAAAGTGTTGATATTGTTAATAGTAGTGCAGATGCTATTTCAAATTATGCAAGTGAAACTGTTAAAGCCGCAAAAGGGAATGTAGAATTAGCAAAGTCTGCTGAATTAGCGGCGGTAAAAAATCAAGGTTTAATTGAAAAGTATGACAGACAAGCGGAACAACAAAGACAGATAAGAGATGATGAAAGTAAAAGTATTGAAGATAGAATAAAAGCAAATGATGAGCTTGCTAAAATACTAGACAAGCAAGAAGAAGCAATGCTTAAAAATGCTGATATCGCAGTCGCATCTGCTAAAGCAGAATTAGATAAAAATAAAGAGAACGTACAATTACAAAAAGCATATCAAGAAGCACTTAACGAAAGAGCTGGTATTGAAGCACAAATAACTGGTTTTAGAAGTGAGCAACAAACAAATACAAATTCTTTATTAAGAGAACAAAAAGAAATAATGAATGAGATTGCTCTTTTTGGTAAATCTGAAAGAGATAAAGAAAGATTAGAATTAGAACAACAATATGAAGCAAACAAACTTTTAATAGAAAAAGAAATTACTGATGATGTAGAAAAGAAAGAAAGATTACTTGCTTTACAAAAAGATTATAATGCACAGTTAAAAGAAGTAAATGATGTTTTTGCACAAGAAGATTTAGAGAAGAAAAAAGAAATAGCAGATAAAGAAAATGAAATTGAAGAAAGAAAACGACAACAAAGACAAGAAACTTTAAGTAATTTAGTTACAATTGCTGGAGCAGAAACTGCGGTTGGTAAAGCAGCTTTAGTAGCAAAACAACTTTTAAATGCAAAAGAATTAATATTAGAAATAAGTAAAACAATTACATTTTCAACACAAGCAGCAGCAAGGTCAGCAGTTGCTATGGCAGAAGGAACTGCGCAAACTGCAAAAATTGGATTTCCAAAAAATATTCCTATGTTGATTGGTTATGCTGCCCAAGCAGTTGGAATTTTTTCAGCTATAAGGTCAGCAGTAAGAAGTGCTAAAGGCGGTGCTACAATTCCAAATCCAACACCAAAGATTGCTGCTCCCCCAACAACATCAGCTAGTATTCCTCCAGCATTTAACATAGTTGGTCAAAGTGGTACAAATCAATTAGCATCAGCTATTGGCGGTCAATCACAACAACCAATACAAGCATTTGTAGTTTCAAGTGAAGTATCAACTGCACAAGAATTAGATAGAAATATAATTGAAGATGCAAGTATAGGAGGTTAAAAATATAAAATAACACTAAAAAAATATTATATAATTATGAAAATAATAGAACTTATTTTAGATGATGACGAAGCAATAGGAGTAGAAGCTATTTCTGTTGTTGAGAATCCAGCAATTGAATCTGATTTTGTTGCACTTAATAAACAAGAAATTAAACTTGCTGAAATAGACAAAGAGAAACGTTTGTTAATGGGTGCTTTACTTATACCAAAGAAACCTATTTATAGAAAGTCTGGAGAAGATGAGTACTATATTTTCTTTTCTGAAAAGACTGTTGAGAAAGCATCTCAAATGTATTTGATGAATGGCAATCAATCTAATTCTACATTAGAACATGATTCAGAATTGCAAGGATTAACTCTAGTTGAATCTTGGATAGTTGAAGATAAGCAAAAAGATAAAACAGCATTATATAATTTAGATGTCCCTGTAGGCACTTGGATGGGTTCTGTTAAAGTAAACAACGATGAAGTTTGGAATGACTATGTAAAGACTGGTAAAGTAAAAGGTTTTTCAATAGAAGGTTATTTTGCTGACAAGATGGAAAGACCAAACGAAGAACTAAAAGAAGAATTAGCATCATATACAGACTATCCACAAGGAGCAACAAACAATGCAAAGAGAGCATTAGCTTGGGTAGAAAAGAATGGATGGGGAAGTTGTGGAGAAGCAACTGGAAAACGTAGAGCAAATCAATTAGCAAAAAGACAACCAATAACAAGAGATACAATTGCTAGAATGGCATCATTTAAAAGACATCAACAACATAAAGACGTACCTTATTCAGAAGGATGTGGTGGACTTATGTGGGATGCTTGGGGTGGTACTGCCGGTGTTAATTGGGCATCAAGAAAACTTGATCAATTAGAAAAGCTAGAAGAACTTAAAAAACTATTATCATAATGAGAGCAGTATATTGTAAATGTAAAAATACTTATTCGATAGATTGCAAAAATAAAAATGATAAAAATTGCAAGACACCAGAGTATTGGAAACAAGGTATAGGAAGAATAAGTGCATCAGAAGAAGAAGAGTAAAATTTGAAAATGTAAAATTAATCTTAATTTTTATTATATAAATATGAACACAAAAGACACACTTAACAAGGTTAGAGCTGTACTTGGTATTGAAGTAAAGCTAGAACAAATGAAACTTGAGAATGGTGCTATCTTAGAAGCTGAAAAATTCGAAGCTGGAGCAGAAGTATTTGTCGTTGCAGACGATGAAAGAGTTGCTATGCCTGTTGGAGAATACGAAACTGAAGATGGTAAAATGATTATAGTTTCTGAAGAAGGAATCATTGCTGAAATTAAAGAGGTTGAAGCTAAAGAAGAAGAAACTCAAGAAACTGAAGCAAAAGAAGAAGTAGTTGAAGAAGAAGAGTTATCTACTGAAACTGCATCTCCAAAGAAAATAGTTAAATCAATATCAGAAGAAATGTTTTTCTCTGAAATTGAAAAACTAAGAACTGAAATCAACGAGCTAAAATTATCTAAAACAGAAGTTGTTGCAGAAGAAGTAGTTGTTGAATTATCAGAAGAAAAAGTAGAGTTATCTACCGAAGAAGTTGAAGGTATTTCTCATAATCCAGAGAATGTATCTGACAAAAAAGAAACAACACTTTATTCTCAAAAAGGGAATAAAAACACATTAAGAAGTAGAATATTTAACAAAATAAACAAATAAAAAATGAGTTTATCAATTACAACCACGTATGCTGGGGAATTTGCTGGAAAATATGTATCAGCAGCACTTTTATCTGGTAATACAATCGCTAACAACTTAATCGAAGTTAAGCCAAACATAAAGTTTAAAGAAGTATTAAAAAGAGTAGATCTTTCTGGTGCTATTAAAAATGCATCTTGTGATTTTACAGATGCTGGAGTAGTTGCTTTAACAGAAAAGATTATTGAGCCAAAAGAATTGGCAGTAAATTTAGAATTATGTAAAACTCCTTTTCAATCAGATTGGGAAGCAGTATCAATGGGATATTCTGCTCATGATAATTTACCAAAAACTTTTTCTGATTACTTTATTGGTTTAATGTCTGAATCAATTGCACAAGCTACCGAAAATGATATTTGGGGAGGAACTGCTGGTGATGGAACTTTTGACGGTTTCAAAACTTTATTAAACGCTGATGCTGGACACACTGGAGCAAAGAAAATTGCTGGAGCTGCTGTAACTGCTTCAAATGTAGTTGAGAAACTAGGAGATATTGCAGACGCTATTCCATCAAGCGTATATGGAAAAGAAGATCTATATATTTATGTTGCACAAAACATATTTAGAGCTTATAAAAGAGCTTTAGGTGGATTCCAAACTGCTGGACCTGGACATAACCAAGACATGGATGTACAATATTTTGATGGTATTAAAGTTGTAGCATGTAACGGATTAGATGACAACAACGCTATAGCTGCACAAAAATCTAACTTATTCTTCGGTACTGGAGTATTATCAGACCACAATGAAGTAAAAGTATTAGATATGGCTGATTTAGATGGTTCTCAAAATGTACGTTTCATTATGAGATATACCGCCGCTGTACAATATGCGGTTGTTGAAGATATCGTATCTTACGGATTAGGACTATAATCTATATAACAAACAATAATAATGAGGGTAGGTAGTTCATCTGCTTACCCTTTTTTAATAACTTAAAAAAATAAAAATCAATGGCTTGTTTACTTACATCTGGTAGAGCTTTACCTTGTAAAAGTAGTGTTGGTGGCTTAAAAGCAGTTTATTTTGCAGACTATGGTACTTTAGGTTTACCTACAATAGATTCTGGAGAAATTGCTGCAATTGCTGGAACACCAGACTTTTTCAGATTCGACATCAAAGGTAATTCTTCACTAGAAACCACAATTAATAGTTCAAGAGAAAACGGAACTACATTTTACACACAAACTTTAAATTTAACTTTACCAGTTTTAGATAAAGCTACGCAAGAGCAAATAAAAATATTGGCTACTGCACGTCCACACGTTGCAATAGAAGATTACAATGGTAATTTCTTTATGGTAGGTTTAGAACACGGAACAGAAGTAACTGGAGGCACAATTGTATCTGGTGCTGCTATGGGAGATTTAAGCGGATTTACTCTAACGTTAGAAGCTCAAGAAACTGACCCAGCATTTTTCACTCATAGTGCAGTTATAACTGGACACGAGAGTTCTACTCAAATAGACCCTAACGCATAGTTTTTTTCATAATTTGTTTTTAAAGAAAGGTAGTCTTAATTGATTACCTTTTTTTTTATGTGTAATAAATAAAAATACAAACTTTTAGTATTATATATATATGAAACATTTGTTACCTACAACAAACGCACAAACAATAAAGATTATACCAAGAGTATATTCAACAAGTGTTACAATAAAATTAAGAGATGACAGTTCAAATGATGAAACAATAATTTTACCATCTGCTATAATTAATAAAAACTATGTTGAACTAACAAACGTATTTACATTGGTTGAAGGTAGGTTTTATGATTTAAAAGTATATAATGGTCAAGGTTCTGTAACAGAAGCAGATATTATTTACAGAGATAAAATATTTTGTACTGCACAATCAACAAACCAATCTAATAACGAACACTATACAGTAAATAAAGATGTGTACAAACAAAAGAGTGGTAACAATGACTTTATAATATTATGAGTAAACACATAAATAAATACAGGAAGCCAAAAGTGGAAAATAAAAACAATTCTAAAGTTAGTTTTGTAAATTTATCTACTTACACATCTCCACAAATTGTAGAATCTAAATCAAAAGAATGGGTTGAATTTGGAGCAGATAATAATTACTTTCAGTTTCTAATAGACAGATTTAACGGGAGTGCTACAAATAATGCTTGTGTAAATGGTATATCTCAAATGATATATGGAAAAGGTTTAGATGCAACTGATAGTGCAAAGAAACCAGAAAGTTATGCAAGAATGATATCTTTATTTAAAAAAGATGTTGTTAGACAATTATCATACGATTTAAAATTAACTGGACAATGTGCAATACAAGTAATTTATTCAAAAGATAAACAATCTATTGCTAAAGTAGAACACTTGCCAATAGAAACGTTAAGAGCAGAGAAATGTGGAGAAGGAGATAAACAAGTACAAGCGTATTACTATCATCCAGACTGGGCAAATATAAAGCCAAGTGATAAACCATTAAGAATACCAGCTTTTGGTGTTTCAAGTACACCTCAACCAATTGAGATATTATATGTTAAACCTTATGTTGCTGGTATGTATTATTATAGTACACCAGATTATCAAGGTGGTTTACAATATGCAGAGTTAGAAGAAGAAATAAGTAACTATCATTTAAACAATATAATGAATGGTCTTGCTCCATCAATGTTAATCAACTTTAACAACGGAGTACCAGACGAAGAAAAACAATCATTAATAGAAAGTAAGATACAAGCTAAATTTCAAGGTAGTTCAAATGCTGGTAAATTTATACTTGCTTTTAACGATGACAAAGAATCACAAGCTGATATTACACCAGTACAATTAAGTGATGCACATAACCAATACCAATTTTTAAGTGACGAATCACAAAAGAAGATAATGGTATCTCACAGAATTGTATCTCCTATGTTATTAGGTATAAAAGATTCAAGCGGACTTGGTAATAATGCAGACGAGTTACAAACTGCATCTATATTAATGCATAACACAGTTATAGTGCCTTTTCAAGAACTTTTAACTGATGCATTTGATAAAATACTTTCTTTTAATAATATTGCCTTAAACCTATACTTTAAGACGTTACAACCATTACAATTCTTGGATTTAGATAATGTAAAAGACGAAGAAACAAGAGAAGAGGAAACTGGTGTTAAGATGTCAAAGGTATTTTCTGATTTAGAAGAATTTGGAGAAGATGAAGATTTAGAAAATTGGGAATTGATTGATGAAAGAAAAGTTGATTATGATCAAGAAGATGAATTAGACGAAGAATTAAATAAATTAAACAATCCTAAATTATCTGTATTGTCAAAAGTTTGGAATTTAGCAACAACTGGAACTGCTAGACCAAATGCAAAAAGTGAACAAGATGGAGAAAATGAAGAAGGAGTACAATTCAAAGTAAGATATCAATATGCACCTTTAAGAACAAGTAATAACAGTAGAGAGTTTTGTTCAAAAATGGTTGCAGCAAAAAAGATATACAGAAAAGAAGATATTCAGCAAATGAGCCAAAGAGCAGTTAATGCTGGTTGGGGATTAAATGGTGCTGATACTTATGATATATGGCTTTATAAAGGTGGTGGAGATTGTCATCATTTTTGGATGAGAAAGACTTACAAAGCAAAAACTGCTAAAACAAGACCAGATGTTGGTAATCCAAATGCAGAAGTAAGTGTAAATAAAGCTAAAAAAGAGGGTTTTAAACCAGAGGTAAATGCTAAAGAAGTTGCAAAAAGACCAACGGATATGCCAAATAACGGATTTGTAAATAAAAAGAGATAATAAATGGCAACTGCATTATTCATAAGTAGAACAGATTTAGTAAAGAATAGTATTGTTGATGGTAACGTTGATACAGATAAATTCATACAATTTATTAAGATAGCACAAGAGATACACATACAAAACTATTTAGGAAGTAAGTTGTATGATAAAATATCAGCAGATATAATTGCAGATAGTTTAACTGGTAATTATTTATCTTTAGTTACAGATTACATACAACCTATGTTGATTCATTATGCTATGGTTGATTATTTACCATTTGCAGCATATCAAGTAAAGAATGGTGGTGTATTTAAACACACATCAGAAAATTCTGAAAGTGCAACAAAAGATGAAGTTGATTTTTTAGTACAAAAACAAAGAGATTTTGCAGAATATTATACAAGAAGATTTGTAGATTACATTTGTTTTAATAGTACTTTATTTCCAGAATATACAAGTAATACAGATTCTGATGTATATCCAGACAAAGATGTAAATTCAAGTAATTGGGTATTGTAATGGGTAGATATAAACCAAAGAAACATAACATTGTAAAGTTAAAGAAATACTTAACAAAAAAAGAAAAAGATAATGGCAAACGAAATATACGATAGTTCTTGGTGGGGTAACACAATAGATACTGCATCTTCTATTGGAACATCAACTGAAATGATACAAGGTCAGTTTAATATGAATGATAGACAAGAAGTTGAAGCAGTTAAGTGTTTAGCAGATTCAATACATAGAATAGGAATACAAGACTTAAATAATTAAACAATGGCAAAACCAAAATTAGCATTAATACCAGCTGCACAAGGCTCAAAGTTGTTTTCTGTACTACCATCAAGTGGTGTAGGAGATTTTGACTTTAGCAGAAGTGGTAAAGCAACAAGAATAAACTCACAAGGACTAATAGAAGAAGTTGCAAACGGACAATCAAGATTAAACTATCCAATGATTGATGGTAAAGTTGTAGGATGTCCACATCATATTTTAGAACCAGCTAGAACTAATTTATTACCTTATAGTGAAGATTTTAGTGTTTCAAACTGGTCTAAATATGGAGCTGGAACTGGAGTTGCTCCAATACTAACATCTAATTATGCTATTTCTCCAGATGGAACACTAAACGCTTCAAGATTGCAGTTTGACAAAGGTACTGGAACTGGGTCTGGAAATATGTCTATTCTTTTTGATTCTTTAACTGTAACTTCTGGTTTGACAACAAATAAAAATATATATTTGAAATCAAACACAAGCGAAGAATATGATTTAGTTCTTTATGGTTCTTCTGATGCAAGTGGTACAAACTTAAAAAAAATAAGAGTAACAAGTGAATGGCAAAGATTTGATGTTTTTAAAACCATATCCGCTACAACTACTGGATTATCTGTTGGCTTAAGAGAGATTAATGTTACTGGATTATCAAATACTGCTGATGTATTGATTTACGGAGCGCAAGTTGAAGATGGTTCCTATCCTACATCCTACATCCCTACCAACGGAAGCACAGTAACTCGTAATGCAGAAACTGCTAATGGCTCTGGAGATGCAGCTACGTTTAACGATTCAGAAGGAGTTTTGATGGCAGAGATAAAAGGATTTACAGATATAACAACATCTTATCATAGTATCCAGATGGGGAATGATATGTTAAATAGAATAGGGGTAGGATTTAGTAGTACATCTAAATTGTTTGCGTATAAAAGAAATTCAACTGGTAGTTGGAACTCGCAATATATTTACAATTTAACATTAAACAATAAAATAGCAATATCTTATAACACTGATAATAATAATTTTTGGTTAAACGGATTTAAAATAGATACTAATACAACAGTAGGAGATTTACAAGTACAACCAACAATATTAAGTTTTAATGCTCCAAATAATTCAGAGAATTTCTACGGAAAAACTAAACAAATACAATACTACGATTCAGCATTAACAGATATAGAACTAGAACAACTAACGTCTTGGACATCTTTTACAGATATGGCACAAGCACAACAATATTCAATAAAATAAATATGGCAAATACTTTAAAATTTGGGAACGGAAATTGGGCAACAAAAGAAGGCTC